ATGCGCACCAGACCAAGGCGTTTCGCGACGGAGGCCGGCGCAAGCCTGCTGCTGAATGTTCTCAACGTCATGATTGGTCGCCCTGTTTCAGTGGACGATCTCCGGTTGATCGAGCAGAGACCGGGCTTGGCACTCGCTCTCGGTCTCGTCATGGTGTTGATGGTCTCCGGTGGTGTGTACGGGCTCGTCCAACTGGACAAGAGGAAGGCGCTGGAAGCAGAGGCCAAGCGGCTTGAGAGCGCCACTTACACCGGCCAGCTTGAGAAACTCAAGTCAGCTCAGGAGACCCTGACGCAGCTGATGGAATTTGTTGAGTCACAGAAGACCGCGATCAAAGTCACGCAGGATGCGCTGGAATTGAAGCAGGCCGAGCTGACTACTACTCGCGCTGAGCAGGCTCGTCTCCGGCATCTTGCTGAGGCCGACCGTGCTCTGGTTGACTCGGTCCTCGCTGCGCAACAAGAGCGGGCTAACAAAGATGTATGGACCGAGCGATTCTATGGCTTGGTTATAGGCGTTGTCGGGACATACCTTGCGAGCGGCCTACTTGCCTTGGGAAAGCTCTTGCTCAGCAACAGAAAGGCTCGCAAGGCCAAGGGCTAATCAACGTCTGATTCGGCAACTATGGGGAGAGAATGGTCGTAGACGTGCAGCATGGCGTCGGTTACATGACCGCTGGCTTCCTTCTTGTTGCCCTTCGTGTCGGTAACGCCACGATGCTTGAGACCATGCAGCGCAAAGCGCTCATCTTCATTGATGATCCCGTCCCGCACAGCATTGCGCATTAGCCGCCCCCAAGTGGTGTGCCAGCCATGTCCGGTGAGCATTTCTCCGTCTTCGCTGACAAACAATGGCCGCATCTTCGGCGACAGCGGTGCGTTGAGCTGAGTGATGCCGCGTTTGGCCCAGATGGCAGCGCGTCGATCCTGCAAGACCTGGATCGCGACTTCGGTTTGCTCTCCCTTGCGCACCAGGTTGTCGCGGCTGCCCTTGCGCCGGTTGGTCTGCAGGACCTCGCCCTCAACATGATGATCGGTCAGCGTTCGAACCTCGATGCCGCGCAAGCGCGCCTGATAGGCCAGCTCCATCGCTGCCCATAGGTAGACCGGAAGCGCTCCTTTCTCGCGCGCGCCGCGCTCGCTGCAGCGGCGTGCGTAGTCCTGCACCCTGCGGAACACATCGCGCTCGGGCATGCGATGGTCACGCTTCTCCTTGACCTTCTTGATGCCGGCGGCGGGGTTGTTGGTCACATGGTCGTGCTCGCGCGCCCAGCCAAAGACGCGGCGCAGGTAGCTGAGCCAGTGGTTCGCCTTGGTCGGGTAGCCAGGAATGGGTGCATCACCAGGCTTCGTGCCTGGCCGGCCCTGGGCAAGCGGCGTCGGTTGCTCCCACTGTGGATGTGTCATGGGGCAATTCATTGCCTATTCGGCAGTCATCGACGCTGGCCTGGGACCTTTCGCCCTGGCTACGGGAAAGCCGCGAGTTGGTTTGGCGAGATGCAATGGGATCGACTGTCGCGGCCTGCACTTTAGGGTGGGGCTCCCTCGGGCTGGCGCGGCTGCCGTTGCGGTTGCGGTGGCTCCAAGCGTCTGGCACTGCGTCAGCCGGTGCCACTGTTGCATGGCGTTTTCTTGCCCGGGCTATCACTGCTACCGGTTTGGCATGGCGTGCGAGTACCCCGGCATTTACGGCCCGTCTGTCTGCCAGGTGGAGGCATCCGAAGCTGGTGGACCGGCATGCTCGACTGCCATGGGGTTCCGCTAAGGGCATTCCTTGGGGCGTGCGCCCCAAGCCCGGTCCCGGGCCAGATCCGGAGCCGGAGAATCCATTCCCCCAAGGGGATCGGGTCGCTTTGAATCTTGGGTGCCCGGTAGTCGGTCTCCCAGGCCTTGTCCCCCTGAATCTCGGTGTCGCCGCTTGCTATGTGGTGCGCCCTCAACGCAGGACCTATGTCGTGATCAACACCGTATCTCTTGTCCGCCTCCCTGATCGCGTCCCCATCGAGGTGACCCGGATCTCGCTTGGTGCCAGTCGCGGCACTTGGGGGTGGACGTTCGATATCGAGCTGGCAGATCCGCAGCAGCTCGCGTTGCTGAAGCCCACCGCTGCAGGGCCCAGGCAGTTCGAGGTAAATCTCAATGGCTACGTCTGGACGGGAATCATCGAGAGCTTCCAGAAGCAGAGGGAGTTCAATGGTGGCGGTGTTCGCTTGAGCGGTCGTTCCCGCACCGCCCTCCTGGCAGCGCCGTATGCGCCGGCTCGGGTCAAGGCCACCACCGAAGAACGCAGCATGGCGCAGCTGGTGGCAGAGGAGCTGGCCGATACCGGCTTCGCCAGCACATACGACACCGTCGACTGGAACGTGCCGGCAGGCGCTTGGTTCTACGACGCCAGCACGCCGCTGGACGCCATCAGCGCGCTCGCCGAAGCGAGTGGGGGTGTGGTCCAGTCGGACCCCGCCGCGCCCTCCATGCGCGTGCGGGCTGCCTATCCGGTCAGTCCGTGGGATTGGCGCACCACGCAGCCGGACCACGTACTGCAGGAGGACATTGTGCTGACTGAAAGCCTGCAGATGCGCAGCGCGCCGTTGTACGACGCGGTGGTGGTGACGGGGGAACTGGCAGGGAAGGGAGTCACGTGCAAGGTGCGCAAGTCGGGAGAGGAGGGGCGCCTTTACGCCCAGCAGGTCAGCAGCCCCTTGATCACCGTGCCGGCAGCCGGCGCGGAGCGGGGGAGGAACATCCTGTGCGATCGCGGAGAGCAGGCTGCCGTCGACCTGACTGTGCCATTGTTCGCGAAGCCACTAAAGGCTGGGGAGGTTGGGCTGCTGCTGCCGCTGGACCTGGTGGAGGTGGTCGGTGCTGATGGCACGTGGCACGGCCAGTGCGAGTCGCTGCGGATCGAGGTGTCTGCCGACGACCGGGCGGTGGTGATTGAGCAGACGGCAACCCTGGAGAGGCACTACACCGATGCGGACTGACCTGTGGGATCAATTCGGTGACCTGGTAGGTGGCAGCCCGAGGCTGATCGCTACCGTCACCGCGCACAACTCTGATGGCACCAGCAGTTTGACCACCTACGACGGGGTGCAGATGCGCGCCTTCGGGCAGCTGCAGCTTACGGTTCCGTACAACGTCTGGGTGCGTGGCGGCAGGTTGGTGGAGGCTGCTCCGAATCTGCCGCTCTATGAATTGACCGTCTGACGAAACAGGGCGCTGCCCAGATGCCGGCAAGCATCCAGGCAGCGCCGCAACACAGGTGATCTCAGCACCTGGCATTGGCCGTGGCCCCGTCGCCCTCGCGAGAGCGGCGGGATTGTCGGCTCCTCCTATCGCAAATACTGAGAACCCATGCCCAAGCCCATCATTTCCTGGCCGGGCGGCAAGCGCCGCCTACTGAAGCACCTTTATCCGCACTTCCCAACCCATGACTGCTACGTCGAGGCATTCGCCGGCGGCGCCGCGTCGCTGCTGATGCGGCCGTATCCGGCCCAGATGGAAGTCCTCAACGACATCAACGGCGAGCTGGTGTCCCTCTACCGCTGCGTGCGCCATCACCTGGACGAGTTCGTGCGCATGTTCCGCTGGTCATTGGTGTCACGGCAGATGTTCGAGTGGGCGCAGATGGAGCGGCCGGAGACGTTGACCGATATTCAGCGCGCAGCGCGCTTCTACTACCTGCAGAAGCTCGCCTTCGGGGGCAAGGTGCAGGGGCAGTCGTTTGGTGTCGTGACCGCCGGCGGTCCACGATTGAACCTTCTTCGAATCGAGGAGGAGTTGAGTGCTGTGCATCTCCGCCTGGCGAACACCGTGATCGAGTGCCTGCCGTGGCAGGAGTGCGTGCGGCGCTACGATCGGCCGGGGACGCTGTTCTACCTCGATCCGCCGTATTGGGAAACAGAGGGGTATGGCGTCGAATTCCCCTTCGCGGAGTACGAGGCCATGGCGGATCTGATGCGCGCCTCGGCTGGGCGCTTTGTGGTCTCGATCAATGACCACCCCCAGATCCGCGAAGTGTTCGCCGGCTTCGACCTGGTGCCGCTGCAGCTTGACTACACCATCGGCGGCGGGCAGGGCAGAGGGCGGAAGTTCGGGGAGTTGATCATCAAAAGCTGGGACGACAGCCAGGCCACCCTGTTGTAGGCATCACGCAATCTGCTGGAGCAGGTCTTCGCGATTGTTTCGTGGCGTGTTGACTGCGCGGCTGACCCTGTACGCCTCCATGGATGGAGGCGAGCTTGCCAGCAGCATCGCCATAGCGTCGTCGGGGCTGGCCGCCATCCAGTCATCGATCTGGTCAACCTGGAGCCAGACTGGCATGCGGTCGTGGATGTCGGCCGAGACGCCGCTGCTGTCGCCGGTGATGATGGTGAAGGTGCCCAGGTTTCCGTCTGGCAGCAGCGGGCTGGTGTCCTCCCACAGGCCGGCGGCGAGCAGCGGCCCGGTGGCGTGGATGAACCACGGGTCTTTCTTCCCGTCCTCGGGGCTGACCGACCACTCGTAGTAGCCGGCCATCGGTATCACGCAGCGGCGCTTCTTGAACGCGGTTCGGAAGGCGGGCTTGGTGGCCACCGTCTCGATCCGGGCGTTGATGGTCGATCCCTGCAGGCCCTTGGCCTTGGCCCAGAAAGGCAGCAGGCCCCAGGCCGGGCGCGTGACCTGCCGGCCTTCGCCCCGGTCCAGGATCACCGACGCTCGCTGCGTCGGCGCCAGGTTGTAGCTGGGGTGGATCTCGGCCAGGCCGGGGGAAAGGTCAGCCAGCCCCGGCTGGCCGAAGTCGATCACGGGTAGCTGGACGAATCGGCCGCACATGGCCGGAGGGTAGCCCGGCCGGCTGTGCCCGGGGCGTGTAGGGACAGCCCGACCCGACAGGGCGAGGTTGCCCGATGGTGTCAGCGGGGCAGGGCGGGCATTCTGACCTTGCCGGATCCGGGGCCGCAGGCAGCTCAATCCGGGGGCGCGTGAGCAGCGCCGTGCCGGCACCGATCCCGAACGATTCAGCCATGTGGTCCCTGCGTTCGCAGGATCTGCGACGGCCGGTCGTATCCTCCCGGCCATGCGCTCCTCCCACGGCTTCCGCACCGCCCCAATTCCCTCTGGCTGGGTCCAGACCGGCGAGCGCTGGGCGCTCTGGTACAACGGCCGCGAGACGGCCAGCGTCACTCCTGACGGCGGCCCTGGGGTGCGCCTGTGGATGGAAGGTCAGAAGATGTGGCACACCAAGGAGGCGCGCGCCGCCAACATCCGGCAGGCGAAGCGCTACGCCGAGCGCTGGTGTGCGGCCAGGCTGTATCCCGGCCTACCTCTACGCGAGGCCGTGGCGCGTCTGACAGACAGCACCCCGATCCAGCCGCCGCCGCCACTTCCTGGTCTGCCGCCGACCCGCGAGCAGCAGCAACAGGCCCGGCGCTTGGCCGAGGCCGGGGTGAAGGAGGTGGAGCGCATCAAGGCAGCGCTGGAGCCGCGTAAGCCTCCGGCCGAGACGAAACCCCGTCCGAGGGATGCGCGTAAGGCATGGGTGAGGGCAGGGCTGCGCGATCTACGTGGTTGGTGAGCGGAGAGGGTTCCCGAATACACGGGAGCTGCCCATTGCGAGACTAGGGGCCTGTTCGCAGGCCTCCTGAATTGAACTCAATCTAAGCTGTTGACTACAATGCACAGTACGCCAGCCTTCTAAGCCGGCGGTTACAGGTTCGATTCCTGTCGGGCGCGCCATTGGCGAGCACCGGGATCGCATCGGCGGATGTGAAGAAGTGCTTGCAAAAGGGTAAAGACTCCACCAGAATATCGGACTCGCTTCGGCGGACCGGAACTTCGGTGACAGTCTCCAGGCAATGGTTTGAGGTTCCAGCGTCAGCGGTATCGGCGATGGAGCAAAAGTTTCAGTGGTGGCTGTAGCTCAGTTGGTTAGAGTACCGGATTGTGATTCCGGTGGTCGGGGGTTCGAATCCCCTCAGCCACCCCACTGATTCAACCGCATCGGCGCAGCCGAAACGGTATTGCAATAAACAGAAAGCACGCTACAATGTGCGTCTGAGTTTCACGGGCCGTTAGCTCAGTTGGTAGAGCAGTTGACTCTTAATCAATAGGTCCAAGGTTCGAATCCTTGACGGCCCACCAAGACGGAAGCCACCTGGTACGCCAGGTGGCTTTTTTCTTATTAGTGTGACCCTTTCGTTTCGATGGATCACAGGTTGCAGAGCCCCGCCTGGCGTGGATCTGCAACGCAGTGGGATCGCAGTGCTGGTTTCAACGATGTTGAAGAAAGTGCTTGCACCCTCCGAGCGGATCGGGTCATAATTCGCGCCCCGATTTCGGGCTGTTAGCTCAGTTGGTAGAGCAGTTGACTCTTAATCAATAGGTCCAAGGTTCGAATCCTTGACAGCCCACCAGACAAAAGCCACTTGGTTCGCCAAGTGGCTTTTTTCTTGCCTGCGCGCCGGGTTGAGCGTGCGGATGTCAGTGCGCTGGCTGGTGTGGAGCCCCCTTGAGTCAAGGGGGCGCGGCGAAGCCGCGGGGATGTCGGGGCTGATGAAGTGGGGCCCGCGCTTTGCCGCGCAAAGCGTGGGGCTGCGGCGCGAATGCGCGACAGCTTCCCACTGGGTTCGCCAAGTGGCTTTTTTCTTGCCTGTACGCCGGGTTGCGCGTCATCCACGCATGGCGTGGATCTGCTGAAGCGATGCTGAAATCAGGGGCATACGCGTCATCAGTGTTTTCAATGCTGTGCGCTGCTTCTCAGCGCATCGCGTCCTGCATCGCACCGTATGTGACCAGCACGAGTACCCGAACGGTGACGGCCCTGACTACCAGCGCCGCTACACCGCATACGAAGCCCGCCTCGCGGCGTGGCTGAAACGACACCCGGAGAACCAATGAAGGACATGATGGGCAACACCCTGGCAGCAGGGGACCACTTCGTGTACGCCGCACTGCGCTACCGCAGTGTGGGCATGAGGATCGGCCGCGTCCTGGAGGACGGCCGCCTGCGCATCGCCTGTGAAGGCAGTGTGCGAAAGGAGGACGGAACCTGGGGCCGTGGCTGGGAACTGATGAACGGCCGCCCGAACCCGAGCCAGCTCATCAAGGTTCCCGTCGAGTGCCTGAGCGCCGCCGCGCAGGAGAGCCTTGCGTGAGCACAACCCTCCTGATCGACGCGGACATTTTCGCGTTCGCAGCTGCGTCGGCCAACGAGGGCGTCTACTTCTTCAACGGGGTCGAGAACGATCCCGTTGTTGACGCCAACCTGGAAGACGCCCTGGTCACCGCGAAGCGGCAGATCGAAGACGTCGCCAATCAGCTCAAGGCCACGCGCCTGATCGTCTGCCTGACCGACGAAGAGAACTTCCGCTACGGCGTCTACCCGCAGTACAAGGGCAACCGCAAGGATGTGCGCAAGCCGTCCACCCTGCGTGCCGTCAAGGATTACCTCGCGCGGAACTACGAGACCTACAAGCGTCCCGGCCTGGAAGCGGATGACTGCATGGGCATCTTGTCAACCCACAAGACGCTCATTACCGGCAAAAAGATCGTCGTGTCGTCTGACAAAGACCTCAAGACCATCCCCGGCCTACTGCATAACCCGAACCAACACAAGCCAGGGCAGGTGGTCGAAGTGTCCCAATGGGCCGCCGACCGCTACTTCATGGAGCAGACGCTGACCGGCGACGCCACCGACGGTTACCCCGGCTGCAAGGGCATCGGCGCGAAGTCCCCCTACGTCACCGGCCTGGACGCCTGCAAGGACGTCAAGGAGATGTGGGAGCTTGTCAAGGAGGGCTACGCGAAGAAGGGCTTCACCGCTCAGGATGCGCTCATCCAAGCACGGTGCGCTCGCATCCTCCGGGCCAACGATTGGGACTTTGCGAGCAAGAGGGTTCGCCTCTGGAACCCGCCCGTTTAATTACCCCTGACCCAAGGCGGGAAGATAATCCCGTAAGTGCCACCTAGGTAAAACCTAGGGGCACCGCCCCGTGCTCAAGGTGCCGGGGCATCATTCACGCCTGATCCTGGACGCAATCCAGGTGAGGGCGACCATCTTCGCTGTAACCCCAAGAACCGGCGGGGTGAAGTGTCCAGCCGTAAACGGACACGCAGCGTCGGCAACATTGGCGAGTAGCTCAGTCGGTAGAGCAGCGGGCCGTTAACCCGTGTGTCGCAGGTTCAAATCCTGCCTTGCCAGCCAATCCGTACCGCTCAGTAGCACGCCGCTACAGAGCATCCCCTGATCCCCCATTCAACACCGTCTCTCTCCCGGTGCTTGGATGGGGGATTTTTTTCCGAGACAGCCCATGCCCACGCATAACGAACGCTGGGCAGAAGCCATCGCACTGGAGGCCGCTGGCCTCGTGCAGCTCCTGTCCGAGACCCGAGACCTGACGCCGCGCCCCACCGACACCGACCGCGAGGTCTGGATGAAGATCGGTGAACAGCGCCTCCTGACCCACCTTCGGCAGCTCGCCGAGAACGCGAGGCTCCGCTGATGTGCTCCGTGCATACCCCTAAGGCTCCCGAGACCAAAGAGAAGCCGCTGCAGTACCTGACCAACGTATGGCTCGACGGCACCGCCGCGTCCCAAGGCGTTGTCGGCCGCAACTCCCTGCGGATGGACCTGGGTGGTCCTGCGCAGCGCGTCCCGGTGAACACCAACGCCACCCCTGCGGTGACCCAAGCAACCCCCGCGCCTGCGCCTGCAGCCGCCGTGACGCCGCCCTCAGGTGGCTCCCTCGGTATGGGCAGCACGACCCGGCGCGTAAACACCCCCTGGCAGGCCCTCTAAATGGCAACCAAGACTCCCGCGAACGCCCCGCAGGTGTCCGCGAAGAGTCTCTGGAACGACAATGCAAACGCGCAGTCCGCGCCGCTGCAGCGTGCCCGAGACGCCTCCGCGCTCACTATCCCCTCGCTGCTGCCGCCCGAAGGCAGCAACGACAGCTCGTCCTTGACGCAGCCGTACCAATCCCTCGGCGCACGAGGGGTGAACAACCTCGCATCGAAGATGCTGATGGCCTTGTTCCCTCCGGGCACTGCGCCGTTCCGCTACACCCTGTCCAAGATCGCCCAGCAGGGCGCAGGCGCAGAGGATACCTCCGAAGTGGAGGCCGCCCTGGCGCAGCGCGAGAGCGACATTATGGATCAGGTCGAGGCATCGCCCCAGCGGCCGATCCTCTACGAATACTTCCTGCACCTGATCGTCGCCGGTAACGCAACGCTGTACTACCCCGATATGCAGAACATGCGGATGTATACGCTGGATCAATTCCGATCCCGCCGCACTCCGTCAGGGCAGATGCTCGACCTCGCCATTCTGGAGAAGGTCAGCCCCGCCGCCCTGGACCTCGACGTATGCACCGCCTGTGACGTTGACCCGACGCAGAAGGATGACGTCGAGCTGTATACCGGCGTCCAGTGGCGCAACGGCACCGTGACGTGGTGGCAGGAGATTAACGACATTGTCGTTCCCGGCTCACAGGGCAATGCGCCCGTGGCGAAGTCCCCGTGGCTCGTGGGTCGCTGGAAGGCAGTACCTGGTTCCCACTATGGCCGAGGCCATGTAGAGGAACTGATGGGCGATATGATTAGCTACGACGGCATCTGTCAGGCCATCGTGCAGTTCGCCGCAGCTGCCGCCAAGATCGTGTTCCTCAAGCATCCCTCGTCCTCGACGCGGATGGAGGACATTGCCAACGCCGAGAGCGGCGACTGTGTCACCGGCACCCGTGCCGACATTGACATTCTCCAGCTCGACAAATACGCCGACTTCCAGGTCGCCCAACGCACCGCCGAAGACCTCTCGCAGCGCCTCTCGCAGGCATTCCTGCTGCAGTCCGGTACTACCCGCAATGCGGAGCGCGTGACGGCCGAGGAAATCCGGGCAACCGCGCAGGAACTTGAAGACGTTGTCGGTGGCATCTACACCGTCCAGTCGCAAGACCTGCAGCTCCCTTGGGTCAACCGCACCATCGCCATCCTGGAGAAGTCCAGGTTGATCCCGCTGCTGCCTAAGGGCAGCGTCATGCCCGTCATCGTTACCGGCTTCCAGGCCCTGGGCCGCAACCATCAGCTGAACCAGCTGCGCGGCTTCATGCAGGACTTGTTCCAGCTGGTGACCCCTCAGGTGGCCGTCGGTCTCGTCCACCGCTGCTGATGCGTCCGCTACCGCGTCCGCTGGCTCGGCCAGTGATGCAAGTAGCTCTCAAACTGCCGCCGCCGCAAGCGCGAAGGCCGCAGCCACGAGTGCTTCCGGTGCATCCACTTCGGCTACCAATGCGAGCAACTCGCATAAGGCCGCCGCCACCTCGGCGACGAACGCTGCAAGCAGCGCCACCGCTGCTGCAGGTTCCGCCACGGCCGCCGCAGGTTCCGCTTCGGATGCCTCAGGTTCCGCCACGGCCGCCGCAGGTTCCGCTTCGGATGCAGCCGCATCGAAGTCCGCAGTGGCCGCCTCGGCGTCCGCCGCAAGTTCCTCTGCAAGCGCAGCTGCGGCTTCCGCAAGTGCCGCCAAGACGTCACAGACCGCTGCTGCCTCCAGTGCATCGGCGGCGGCTGCAAGTGCCACGAAGGCGGCGACGTTCGATCCTGCATCGAAAGCCAACGTCGCCGATCCGCGCTTCACCGGGATTGGCATATTTGACGTAGACAACGGGTCTACTGCGATGCTTCGCATCTTCCCTGCGGGGGCTGACGGCATTCGCTTGGACTCCATCACCTCTGATGGCTCCGCCTTCGCTCCCCTGGACCTTCGGACCACGCAGCTGCAGATCAATGGTGTCGCATTCTCGCCGGACAGCAAAGTAGATAGCGCGGCGGGAGGGTACTTCTCTTCTGACGCCAATCAAGTGCTGAACAACAAACTCGGGCCGATGGCTGATCCCACGACCAACACGCCTACCGGCTCTTGGACGCAAATGCTGTCCAACACCAGCTCAGGCAACTGGGGCTATCAGCTGGCGAAGCCTTGGTTTGAAGAGAGCCTCTACTTCCGCCACCTCCACGACGCTTCCTGGGGTTCCTGGCGCAAGGTGTGGCACTCGGGGAACTTCAATGCCGATGCTCTTGGCTGGAACGGTCTCCAGCCGGTGAACAACGACTGGAACAACGCAATGAACACCGGCTGGTTCATGGCCACGGACGCCGCAAATGCTCCTACGACCGGGTGGTTCATGGGCATGGTCCACGTTCACAACAACGATTGGGTGCAGCAGGAGCTGTGGGCATTCACCGAGTTCCCGACCCGGCGTTACCGGCGCTCCAAGCTGGGCGGTAATTGGTCCGGCTGGGTGCGTGATGCCGACGTAATCGTGTCCAGCGCTGACCCCGGTGGCTCCGACGGAAACATCTGGATTCAAATCTAAACTAAGGAACCCTCAATGCAGTTCAAGTTTGACAGGCTGACCACCAATGTCAGCTCCACGAGCTTGCCAACGGACAAGACTCACGTCCTGGCATTCGCCCCTACTGCGGTGACCGAGCAGCCGACGATGTACGCATCGACCTTGCAGCTCGTAATGACGGCCGACGAGGCCGCACCGTATGTTCTCGGCAACGTATACGAACTCTCCCTGACCCCTACGAACTGACCTCATGCCGTCCCTAAAGCTCCGATCAGGTGGGGGATGGGTACTGCCGAGGGGGATAAAGATTCGCCAGAACGGCGCTTGGGCTTCCCCCCGCGCAATCTACGTTCGTGTCAACGGCGCGTGGCAGGCAGCGTGGGCCGCCTTCTCTGCCACCGCCACGGGCGGCTCCTTCACGCAGAACATCGGCAACAAGAACACCCCACGCACCATCGCCACCGCTGTGGGCGCATCAGCAACCCCGAATGGCGGCTCCGGCAACTACTCCTACAGCTGGAGCGTAACAGGCAGCTCCGGCGTGCAGTCGGTCTCCTTGGCAAACGCCAATGCCAGCGGCGTGACCGTCAAGGCCACGGCCATTCTTAACACCCGTGGCTCCGTAAGCCTGCAATGCGTTGTCACCGACAACGGGCTAGGTATGTCGGTGACGGTAACTACCGGCATCTCCTACAACTACTTCAACACCGTCTAACACAAAGGAATCCCCATGAGCACTTTCGCAGCCATCGTCGGCATCGTCGCTATCGCCGCAGCCGTCTTCGTCATCCACCGTCGCGTGAAGCGCGACAGCGTCCCGGTTGAACCGACCGCCCCGTCGGGCAGTGGTGCCGACCCGCGCGCCGTCCCGAAGAGCGAAGAGATTCGCTGACCACCGCAGGGGGCTGAAAGGCCCCCTCAAGTCCCCCTGAGATTGCACCCACATGAACCTTTCCGCATCCGCCCTGGTGACTAAGGTCATCTTCGGCATGGCTACCGCAGGTGCCCTTTGGGCAGCGAGCGCCATTGTGGACGGCAAGACGACCAACGCCCTCCAGGACGCGCAGCTGCAGCGTCATGAGGACACGTTGAAGAAGATCGACACGCTGTCCGACCAGCTCTCCGAAGCGAACAAGCACATGGCTGTCCTGGAGACCCGATTCAACGACGAGGTGAAGCATGAGCCGCGCCAGTGAAGAAGCAGCCGACGCGCTGCACGCACTGACCTTTGAAGTAATCACCGCCGAAATCAACGCCTACCGTGAGGCCGGTGAACGCATTCCCCCGGCCCTGATCGCTCAGGCCGCCAAGATTCTCAAGGACAACGGAATCGAGTCGCCGGTTCGCGCTGCGAAGGCGCGCGATGACCTGGCTCCCCACCTGCCGGACTTCGGGGCCGAGACCCCGATGACGACCTTGGCGCACTGAATGTCTTAATCAATCTTAGGGGGGGGGGCTTCTTGCGGTTCGGTATACATGGCGATCTCCGATCAGATCCCGGAGGCTTACGGGAGTTTTGTTTCTGGACATAATGTCTGCTGCCATCGCCCTGTTCGACTCTAGTTGTTTTAGCTCTCTCCTTCGCCTATCTGCATCCTTATATTTCTCGATAACTTTATTCTTCTCAAGGTTGTCTGAGAGAGCGCTTTTTAAAGACTCATTGGATTGATCTAGGCGGGCCTTGAGTATTTTGATTTCTTCCGCGCTTCTCCATTGCGCAAGCTTGAAGGTCGCTCCAATTACCGCCACTAGCATGGGTAGAAGGGCTGGGTGGGTGCTGAGAAGTTCCCAGCTTTCGATGATAAGATTTGGTGCGGTCATTAATATTATCCTTTTTGTGTTGGGTAATTCGGTGTGTGCGGAAGTTAGCTTTCTGAGTGCGGCTTGGGGTTGCTGCGTTCATAGGAGACATTATATTGCCGTGTCGGCCGAGTGCAATCTTCAAATATTGGTCGCGCCTGTCCTTGTCGCGCCCGGGTCGGTGCGTTTTGTTTTGGAGGTTTATTTTGCTTGCTCTAGATGTGTATCCCGAATGGATCACCTGCGAGTCCGAACGTCGAATGTTCGATGACTTCCGGGTGTTCCTGTTCGTGCTCTGGCGGCACCTCAAGCTGCCCGAGCCGACCAAGCGCCAGTACGCCATTGCGCAGTACGTGGCAACCGGCCCCCGCCGCCGAATGATCCAGGCGTGGCGCGGTGCCGCGAAGACCTGGATCACCTGTGCCTACGCCCTATGGCGTCTCTACAGGAACCCGAACGAGCGCATCAAGATCGTCTCGGCCAACGAAGACAAGGCCGTCGAGAACGCCGTCTTCATCAAGCGCCTCATCGTAGAGGTGCCGCAGCTCCAGTTCCTGCGTGCCAAGTCGGGGCAGCGCGACGCCATCCAGGCGTTCGACGTCGGCCCTTCGGATGCCGCAGTGACACCTTCGGTCTCCTGCGTGGGCATTACCGGCCAGCTGACTGGCGGCCGCGCCACCATCCTCATCTCCGACGACGTCGAGGTTCCGAAGAACTCCCTGACCGAGACCATGCGGGAACGCCTCGCCGAACTCATCAAGGAGTACGACGCGCTGGTGGTGCCCGAAGGCTTCGACATTATCTACCTGGGCACGCCGCAGACCGAGCAGTCCATCTACAAGAAGGTCCGCGAGCGCGGCTACGACTGCCGCATCTGGCCTGTCCGCTTCCCGGCGAACCCGGAGAAGTACGAAGGGTGCCTTGCGCCGGACATTGTGGCCGACATGCAGGCGAACCCTGGGTGCGCTGGGTCCACCGTGGAGCCTACGCGCTTCACCGATATGGACCTTGTGGAGCGTGAAGCCTCCTACGGCCGCTCCGGCTTCGCCCTGCAGTTCATGCTCGACACGTCGCTGGCCGACGCCGACCGCTACCCGTTGAAGACCGCCGACCTGATCGTCTGCGACGTTGACGACGAGCGCGCCCCGGCCAAGCTGGTGTGGGCCGCTGATCCCCGGCTGATCCTCCAGGACGTCCCGAACCTGGGCTTCACGGGTGACCGCATGTACCGCCCCCTGCACACCTCGGAGCACTTCCGGGAATACCAGGGTCGCCTGATGGTCGTTGACCCGTCCGGCCGTGGCGGTGACGAGACTGCCTACGTGGTCCTGTACCTGCTGGAAGGGCAGGTGTTCCTCAAGGCGTGGGGCGGCTTCCGCTCCGGCTACGACAAGGCGTGCCTTGATGGCCTCGCAGGTGTCGCCAGGAAGCACCGGGTGAACCACATCCTGATCGAATCCAACTTCGGCGACGGCATGTTCCTGGCCCTGCTGGAACCCATCATGGCCCAGCAGTACCCATGCACCCTTGAAGAGGTCCGTGCGACCGGCCAGAAGGAACGCCGGATCATTGACGACCTGGAGCCGCTGCTCAATCAGCATCGCCTGATCGTGGATGCCAAGGCCGCAAGGGCTGATGCAGAAGCCTGCAAGGGCGACGAGAGGGAGCAGCGGTACTCCCTGCTGTACCAGCTCACGCGCATCACCAAGGACCGTGGGTGCCTACGGCACGACGACCGGATCGATGCCCTGGCTCATGGTGTCCGCTGGTTCCGTGAGAGCCTGAGGGTGGACGCTGAGAAGGCCGAGAGGGAACACATCAAGGCTCTTGAAGACCAGCGATGGTCAGACTGGATGGCCCGACGGATGGGGGCGACCGCTCCTGGAGCAGGTTCGACCAATCTGACCCGATCCCGGTTCCGGTGATTGACAGGGACAAGGAAGTCCTGTATCACGCGTGCGCGCACGCTCTAGAGTAACCTAAGTGTACTTAGGTTTCTCTGTCAAGTGTTTTCTATAGGTATTAACCATCAAGAGGAACTCTCAGAGAACACTGGATGTGCTCCTGGAGTTCCCCTGATGGACACCTGATGGTGCGGGACAAGGGAGTCGAACCCTCACGCCAAAGGCGACGGCACCTAAAACCGTTGCGTCTACCAATTCCGCCAATCCCGCCTTGGCACCTGGGGTGATCCTGCAGTGCCCCGCGAGTGTACTTGGGGTGGTCCCCGTTTTGGTAGAAAAATCCGAAGGGGCATCGATAGGTCATCGGTCGCCATTTCCCCCGTGCCGGGGGCCTGGACACGGGCCTGACCGCCTGCCCCTCGGGCCACCTGAGGGCCTCCCTGTGGCACACCTGTGGCACACATGACGCCTAACTCATTGATTCCTAACGCCACTGCATTGGATGCAACAACCGTTGCAGGCCAAAAAGGGGCCATTCGGGGCACATTGGGAGGGCCTGAGGGGTGCATAGGGCAGGGCATCGGCTGGCCTGCCGTTTCCGCACGCTCTCGCGCCTATCTGTTTTTTTCGATCCGGGGACACCTAAGGCCACCCGAGGCCACCTCAGGCCACCTGAGGCCCGCGCTCTACCTGTCCACCTGAGGCCGCCACCTGAGGCGCACGGGAAGCCGCCTAGACCGCTCTACCTGAGGCGCGCAGGGGCAGGGCGCTACGGTGGCCCAGGTACGAACGTGGACACGCTGAGGGAGCGCCTGAGGGCCTCCTACGCGCGCGTATGTACTATCTGACTGCTGGGCTTCCGATCACCGATCCATTTCCCCTCTCAAAACTGCGCAACCGTTGGGGCACAAGGGATTCGGGCTGATTTTGGATCACCTGAGGCGTCCCTGAGGCGTCCTGCGGCGACGAAGAATCAATAACGTACGATCAATCGAACCAAAACGGTTGACGGATGTATATCGATGGGCGCATTGTTTCATCACCGGCGGCGCTGAGGCCAACGGGACAGGGGTTCGGCCCCTACGCTCCTTCACAACATAGAGCTACCCATCCGAACGGATTGGGGATGCGCCTTTGGTTCACCTGAGGGCGCATCAACGATCACCACGGAGAGAGCAACAAATGAGCAACAACTTTGCATCCCGCCTCGACGGTGCGGATTACGTCATCACTCTGGACACCGGGACCACGGTGGAGTTTGGCCCGCGAAAGGATGACGGCGAGGGCGGCATGACGGCCTGCCTCGATGCCGATGCGCAGGTGTGGGGCATCTACGTTCGCTATGCCCACGTCGGCACTGCGGAGTGGGTCGCCGACGCTTCCTGCCATATCTACGCCGCAGCGATGGCGGACGGCCTGCGCCGGATGCTGGACTGGCAGGCGGTGCAAGCATGATCGGGGTATTCGTCATGTGCTGTATCGCAGGCGTCGGCATCGGTGCCGCCCTGTTCCGTCGTCGTTCCATCTGAAATATCGATCAAAGGAAATACACCCATGAATGCACAGGTCGCCACCCTTTCCGCTGGCCGCGAGAACGGCAAGAACCTTGGTCAGGAGAAAGAGACTATCGACACCTACAGTCTGGTGGTTCGCACACCCGAGGATGGCATGTTCACGGCGGTAACCCTGAGGCTCTACATGGGGCGCTCGCGGGGTGCCTCGACGGTCTACGCGTCGATTTGGGTACACGGCCAGTACAGCGGCGGCGCTCCCTATCACACGGCAGGCCACGGGCAGGCGGGCGGCTGGGGCTATTGCAAGCGGTCAGCAGCGGCGGCGTGTGCGATCAAGAGTGCAGGCATCGAATTGCACAAGAGCGTTTCAGGTGTCGGCATGAGTGCCGTGCGTGATGCCTTGCTCGCCATCGGGAGCGCGATGGGCTACGCCGAAATGTTGATCGTGGAGGCGTGAGGCATGACCCCTACACCGATTCCCGAGCTTCCGCACACCTGCAATTCGTGGGTGGTCACGTCGCCCGATGGCGGCCGCCGCTGCGAACTGTGGACGCGCGCCAACGTGGAGAAAGCCGCCCTCTTGTCTCTTGCGAGCTGCGCGGCCTGTGTCAATGCAAGTAGTGTCAGAAAAATCTGACAACAGGTAGGGAATAGCCCGACATTTGCTTTGCCAAATTGGGCTGAATGCGTGAAATAGATTCCACTTTTCTATCGATAACGTGACACTTCTTTGACGGGGCGAAGGACTGCGGCCCCGAATCGCAAGCCGCGCGACAGGACACGCGTAGACTGCAAATCCGCACCAATCTGAGACACCCCTGATGTTTGCTATCGAGCCTCTTCTGAACGGGGAGATTGCCCCGCTCGTGTCCTATTCCATCGACTGTGGTATCTTAAACCTCATGTTGGTGGTTTTCCGCACCCGGTTTATTTGCAGTCTCCGCCTATAATTCCTCACTAGGAAATGAATGATGAACACGATGGACTTACACCGCACCTTGAAGCTGAATCGCCTGCTGGCAGAACTGCTGGGTCAGGACGCGACGCTCCGTCAGGCCCTTACGCTGCTGATGGTCGCCGAGGCTGGTGACTCGGGCGCGGAGCAGGCATCCATTGTGAAAGCCACAGGCAGCGCGCAGAGCACCACGTCGCGCAACCTGCAAATCCTCTGCCAGGACTTGAAGCTGGCGGAGTTCTACCTGGACCCAGCCGACGGACGTCGTCGGCTCGTCAGACTGACCAAGGCGGGCAAGAACGCCATCGCCAAGATAACTGGAGCTATGGGATGAGCATGGACCAATACAGCCTATGGAGGCGCGTCGCTGACGGGCCTTTCTACGTCGAGTTTGTCGGAAGTAACGGCAAGCGGAAACGCCTCAGTACGGGGAAAACCATCGAACACGAGGCGCACGAGGCGGCCAAGCAGATGGTCACCGAGGACCGCCTGTCGGCCGGTAGCACGGCGAAGAATGGAACCCTAGGGGACGCCCTACGTGTCACCCTAGAGAAGGTCTGGAGCGGCCAGAAGTCGTATCCGGAGAAGCGCAAGATGGTCGGGAAGATCGCCCGAGAGATTGGGCACTGGCCGGTGGACTGGATCACCCACGACCGGCTGCGGGACTACCTCGACTGCCTGCAGGTGGGCACGGCGCACCCCAAGCCCATGAAGCCCGCCACGAAGAACCGCTACGTCTCCGCGATCAGCACCGCGCTTGGCTACGCCTTCCGCGAGGACAACACCTACCGCGTCCCCAAGCTGCCCTCCTGGCCCGAGAACAACGTCAAGGAGCGCTACCTGACCCAAGAGGAAGAGCAGCGCCTCATGGCGTGGTTTGCGGACCACACGGCCCCCGGCATGAAAGAGCGGGTGTACCTCAGGAACCTTGTGGTCCTCCTGCTGGACACCGGGATGCGGGCCACCGAGGCGCTGGAGGTGATGACTCGGGACCGGCTGGTCCAAGACCGGGACGGGGACTGGCTTGTCCACCTCCCGCACGGGGACACGAAGTCAGGCAGGGGACGCATGGTTCCCCTCACTGCCCGCGCCGCTGAGGCGGCCCGCGCCATGCTCGCATCGCCCATCCACGGGCGCTGGACGAGCCAGAACGCGGGCAGGGCGCTGCAGGTCATCATGCTAAAGCTGGGCATTGAAGGGGTGACCCTTCACACCATGCGGCACACCACCGCGAGCCGCCTGATCCAGTCGGGGGAAGAGATTTACACCGTGGCCGCGTTCCTGGGCCATAGCTCAGTCGAGGTCACCAAGCGGTACGCCCACCTGTCCGCCCACAACCTCAAAGGGGCGATGAAAAAGCTCCAGTCAGCGGATGTGCCCCAGCCAACGGAACCCCGCCCAAATGGTGAGGCACAGATTCCTTCGCATGGCACACGAAACGGCGCAAAGCTGTTCGTAGTCAAGTAG